AAACCCTAGCTCCCCCGCTGCGACGCCCCCTAAGGGGCTTTGCTTTAGCTTCGTCGCTACTCGCTCCTCGCTTTTTATGGTACAGTTACTGTACCAGCACTATTAACTAAAACAGGTGCATTACTTGCATTATTAAATGAAGTATTATATTCAAAAAGATCAAGACTGCCTTGACTAATTGATACTGCAGTAACGGCTGTTGTTATTGTTAAAGTGTTATCTGTGGCATTTGTAGCAGGTTGAACTCTGCAATGAATTACACCTAAGCCTCCATCAGTTGTTAGACAACCTGTAAATGAAGATGGTGTGTCACCAGAACTTCTGGTACCATAAATATCATCAACAAGAGTTACGTTACCAGCTACAGCAGGTGTTGTAAAAAAACCACCAGCTGTAGTTGAACCTTCACAAGCAATGCGAATTTCTAAATTGCCAGCATAGTATGCTGGAAATGTTAGTTTTATAGTATTTGATGACAACTCCACTTTAACATTCAAATTGTTTTGTTGACCTTTTAGCAACAATGCCTGAGTACCTAAAACTAAAGCTGCTGTTTCACTACCACCTGAAACAAATAATGCTCTAGTAATGGCTAAGCCTCTTCCTGTTAAAAACTTAGGCTTGCGTAGCATAACTTTGTAGGTAACAAACAATTCGCCTAAAGTGCCGTTAAGCATAGCAGAAGGTATGTTATGAGTAGCAAGTTGAAAAAATCCATGGTCGTACTCTTTTAAACTTTCTCCTACAAGAACAGGGTTAGTTCTAATATAGGATCCTGCGGATCCTGAAAGTTTATCAGGATCACATTCAACACCATGAGTTTGATCGTCTGTAGTTTTGCCACTTACAGAACCATAATAGGCAGCCATTTGAGGCTTATCAGTGAATACTGGTTGCGAAGCATTATAATTAGTTGCAGTAATTACTGTTCCAACTTGTCCGTTGCTAGAATTTACATCCTGAATTGACGATACAAATTCAAAAACTAATTGAATAAATTCGTACTCTTCATAATTAGCAGCAAGTTGACTCAACCATGGAAAAGTTTGTTCCAAACCAGGATTTAAAGGAAATGCTGTTACATTAAAAGTTCCTGTTGTAGATGGTGCAAAAATGTCACCTACGTATTCTCTATTTGATATACAAATAGATCCTGTTTCGTCACCCATGCTAGAAATTGATGCTGAGTTACTAGTACCACCAGACATTACTTCGTTTGCATTCTGATAACCACCTCTACCAGAATACAACCCGCGACCCATGAATGATTTCATAGCTGATCCTGCTTTAATTATATTAGGAATACCTTTCGTTAGAAAACGATGGCCAGCGCCTTCAATGTCTCTCCAGTTTAGTTTTCCGCGGCCTTCATATAAGCCACGACCGTAAAATCCATAGTCTTTCCTCATATTTCTTTGTACTTCGCTTGCTGTCTTCCAATCCGGACCAAATGTATCTAAAGAAAATTGGGTTCCTCTTGGAATATACGCATGAGCATAATCTTTACTAGGCCACTTCTTCTTTGAATAAGCAGCCGTTTTCATACGTTTAACTTGGGCGTCTATAGCGACCTGCTTTTTAGCAGCACTATAAACAGAAGAAGATGAAGATTTGCGTTTCGGCATTTTGTTATTTAATTAATTAATAATACTTTTTTTATGAAAACTCTCATTTATTAAAAGTTGGTAAAATTGCTGGTTCAACTGGTTCTTCACCAAATAATTTTATTTCTTCAATTCTTCTTAATAACTGATTCATATCTTCATTATTTCGCCCTCTCCACATAATTTCGGGTCTATTAGGTGCTGTTATAATGATGGTTTTAGACCTAAACTGGTGCATAGTCCCCTTTCCCTCCACTTGCAATGGATACCTGTCAAACAAGCGTAACAAGATGTGAAAGGGGCAAAGGTCGCACCTATAGTCGTCAACGATGACCGTTTCTTGTCCATCGTATCCATCCCACCATTTGGACGCGCCAGCTTTCCAATAGGTGCTAACATCGCGCGTCTCATCACGGGCAAATCGTGATTTTCCAGTCCCAGTGGTCCCGTAATACCATTTAACAATAGTTTTGAAGTCTCGTTGCTCTTCAAACGCGATTCTAGCGGCCGCGATTCCTCTAGCATATTTAACCATAACATCCGGAAACGTTTCAAAGCATTCTCTGACGCTCTTGCCTGATTTAACTGCGTTGACGCAGTTTCGGATGTCAGTTCTAGTACCTTGGCCAGTTGGTCTAGTTCCATACTCAACAATACCTCCGTTGGAATCGAGGTCTCGCTTTCCACCGTCAGTGCAGTACGTAATTGCTTGCTCAATGGTACCTCTTCGCGGTTCAATGTGGAATCTACACGATCCATTTCTAGTAAGCAATCCACGAATTGATCTAAAAGATCGTCGTGACTTGAATCTGAAATAGCCTTGAAAATGGGGTGTTCCATTTTCTCCTCGTTCGTGTTGGTACACGAGATAGACACACTCCTTTTCAGCGAATTCCCTTATAAAATCATAATCGTCCGGTAAGACATAATTATTTAAAGTAAAAACATAATCGGCGTGCTTACCAACAATAGGGCCTTCTCTTTCCGCCATATCAGTTCCACTTCCGCTTGCTTCTTCATCGAAGTATTCGGCCATATTAATAGACGAACAAAGTGAATTACGACTTTATAAAAAGGACACCGTTGAGTGTACTCGAACCGTAGACTAAAAAATACCTATATACGGTATCTGTTGTCTAAGGTGACCACCAACAGCATAACAAAAATTTTGTACCACAACATGATCGTATTATTCCGACTTAGCCGCGTTGATAATACAATCATATTGTGGTACACTAAAATATAAAATAGTTTTATATATAAACATTGCATATTTACAAAAAAAATTTTAATTTTCGAGCCTAGTGTCCAACGGATACTTTTGGACGCTGGACACTAGGTTGTGGGGTAATACTAACCCACAACCTAGTGTCCATTAAAGATATCTAGAAACATATGAAGTAACTTGATCAGGCATTCCCCTGCGTCTAGATACATGTGATACACGAGACAAATTATTTGCACTTCTTAATTGTCTAAACCGGCGCAAATATCTATTGATGGTAGCTCCCGCTCCATATTGTCCAATACTTAAATTTTCAATCCAATTTGGTGATGTGAAACTTGGATCTTCAATTTCAAAATCTTCAGCTGGTCTGTTTCTGATACGAAATTCATTAACACTCATCTGCGTTTGATTACGTCTCAACTGATTTAAATTTATATTGGGATTTTCATTTAAAAAATCACGTACTGTTCTTCCAACACGAATATTGGTATTCGTAGGAGGTGATATTATAAATATTCCATCTGATCCTGGAGCTAATCTTGATGTGTGTCCAACATCATAAGCAAATGCATCATCTTCGGGGTCGTATCCATTTCTCATATAATGTGATCTCCTCCAACGACCACCCAATTGTCTTCCCATTGACATATTGTACCTGTCTTGCATATTTCGATATCTCTGTCCTAAAGACATTGGATGTGCATTAAATGGGTTAACCTCGACAGGTTCTGGTGGATTCATCATGCCTGGTAAAATTTCAGCAGGATCATCCCATTCATCATCATCAACTATTTCATCAGCAAATAATTGAGGTTCCTCCTCATCCCATATTTCGTTTACTCCGGTTGGGTCCATTCCAATATAAAGAAATTTCTTCTTTAATAAATTCGTATGATGATCTTAGGTTGCAAATTAAATCAAAAAAACAATCACAATTTTTTTCTTTCATTAATTAATTAAAAATACATTTTTTCTTATTTACATCCCTGACCCTAAAATACCTTTTTAAACGTTAAACCCTAGCTCCCCCGCTGCGACGCCCCCTAAGGGGCTTTGCTTTAGCTTCGTCGCTACTCGCTCCTCGCTTTTTATGGTACAGTTACTGTACCAGCACTATTAACTAAAACAGGTGCATTA